GAAGATACACATGACCATCACCCTCATTGGTGAGCACTAACCCCTTGCGTGAAGTGTTTGACGCAACGATCTGTGCGCTTGAGGTTCCTATCGTAGCAAAGGTGGGGGCAAGAATTGTCTCAGTGCGCGAAGAATCATTGGAGACAATGCCGATCTTTAGTTTATATTCTGACTTATCCCCTGAAGTGACTTCTTCGGCGGCTTTACGGATGGCTTCTAAGCCATGATCTTGAACTGACAAAGTAGGACCCCTTTATTCGCTGACTAAGTTGATACCAGCAGTTTCAGGAAGCACAAAAAAAACTACCCACTTCTTATTCTGAAGGTTGATTGACTTAATTTCAACCTTGAAGGGAAGGGTGTTGATCTTTGCCTCTAAGTCAGCAGGACTTGATGCAGTTAAATATCTGAGTCTTGTGTTTTTAATTTCACTCATAAGGTAAAGAAATGACGGGGAGCAACCAAGGCATGGGCCTCAATCACTCCCCAATCATAACATGGCAAAGAAATTAATCTTCGCTAGGCATATAGTAGTCAACCCAGATGGCTAACTTACCAGCAGTAAGATCGGCAGTTCCGATAGTGATGGAAACGTCTGCATCATTAGCAGAGTTCACCAAGAAAGGAATGTCGTGATCATTGGTGTCATCCCAAAGCAAAGCACCTGCCTGAGCACCTGACAAAGTCACATACTCATCAACAAGGGTGGCTTCAGCGATAGCAGCCATGAACCCGTCAGCGTCAGTGGTTACACCAACGGCAACGGTGGAAGAAGTACCTACCACAGCGGTAAGAACCTTCAACCCAACCTTAGTTACGATTGCTCCTTGTGGAAGGGGAGCGAATCCAGCCTTTGCAGATAGATCAATAGCACCTTGAGCTCCACCGTCTGCTGCGAAGTCATAAATGTATTCTTGAACGTGGTGTTCTTTTCTAAACATTGTCTGTTCTCCTTTAGCTGATTGTTACAACGCGAGTGTCACCCAACTGCTTCACTCCGAAAAGTGCAGTCATGTTTACTCTCATTGCGCGTTTTCCTTCAAGTCCTAGATCGTAAGCCTTAACAGAAGGAGACTCCTGCACAGCTAGGGTAAGGAAAGAAGGGTGGAACAAGTAGGAAACAGCACCAGCCTCAGTCGTCAGCTTAGGCTGAAAACCAAGAAGAGGTGATGCGAAAGACCCACTTGCGTTAGGGCTTCCAGCAGGAATGAAGTCACGGCTAGTGAAGCCAGTGATGTTGAATAGGTCATTCCATTGTGCTGATCCAAGAACCATACAACGCGAGCCATCATCAGGCACATCAGCTTCGTCAAGAAGTTCTTTGGCTTCAAGAATGTCAGCAAGTGCAAGAGTTGATCCAGAATCGTATGCGATCTGGTGGTCAGGAGCAGCAGCGGAAGGCGACACTTCAGCAAAGATAACTGATTGCATCTTCTTCATGATTGAATGAAGAGCAAGGTCACGCAAAGCGTTTCCAGCTTCAAGTCCCTGTCTCATCGCTCTTTCAGTGATGATGTAGTCCTTAACCACTTGCTTGTTGATAACAAGCTGCTGGTTAGAAACAGTGATTGCTTCAGCATCAGCCTTCTCGTCTTCAGCGATCTCTTGAGCAAGATCAAACTGCGGAAAGCTTGAAATGTTTACAATGTCACCGAGACTTCTAATCTCACCTTCATAACTACGGTCAACGACATCTGCCATTGGTAGAGCTTCAAGAAGGGTGGGATAGAAAGCGGCACTCCATAGTTCAGGAACAATAGCGTCAAGCTCTGTACCTTTTCTTAGTAGTTGGTCAGCCATTATGGTTTCCCCCTTTTAATGGTTGGTTATTGTTTCGCGCGTTGAGCCATGTATTTTGGCATCAACTCAAGAAACTTCTTTTTGTCTGTCTTTTCTAGGCTATACAAATACGATGCTGTCAGCTCACTCGGTTCAGGATCACGCCTAGCACCGCCAGCGTTGATCTTTGGAGCTTGCTGAGAAGAGAACCAATGCCCTTTTCGCTTCTTTAGTTCCTGAGCAAAATCACTGGCCCCGTGAACTATAACTCTGCCTTGATCTGTACGTTCTACATCTCCACCCTCAAATGCGATCAAGCTCAAGTCTTCTTCTGCTGCGTCAGTTAGTCCTAGTTTACGACACTCAGCCAAAACAGCGTCATGCTTCTTAGTGGTATAGAATGAATCAACAAGTGACTTGTTCTTTCCCTCTAATTGGCTGACCTGATCCTTATAGCGTTGAAGCAACTCATCCTTCTTGCCTTCGGCTTGAAGTTCGGCCTCTTCAGCAGCTTTAAGTTTAGCGTCATAGTCGTTTAGTTTAGCCTCAAGGTCCTTCATTGCAGACTTGTATTTCAACATATCCTTGAGTGCGCGCTCATGATCTGCCTTGTTTACAAACTGCTCTTTGGTTCCTTGTTGCTTCTCTTGAGCCACTGGCTCTTGAGCTTGGTCACTGACCTGATTGTTTTCCATCTTACCTCCTACGGTTTGGAATATTCAATACTGAAACAATCACCTTTTCAAACGTCTTTCAACACCCTTGCGCATTATATCCACCAGCTTGTTGATTATGGTGGGTATGAATGTCTCACCTCTTTGTGGAATCACTGGCCTGAAGCCCTGTCCGTTGGCTCTTTCCCTGTGGCCTTGCTCCTTTGCTGCCTCACTGGGTTTGAAGAATCCAACCAAGACCCCCTTCTTGGTTGCCCTGTATTTCAAGGACTTCATAAAGTCACCTGAAAGCCTCAAGTTGACGGGTCTGAGTCTCTTTCCCTTAAATCTTTTGTGTCTCTTTTCGATTCCCTCTTTATATTTTCCCTTGTAGGCAGGGAATCTTTTGGGGTGTCCCTTAATTGGACTGATACCCTTTGAGGATAGCTTCTTGATCTGATTGACCACATAAGCACCCATGAAACGCTTGTCACGCTCATCAGGTTGTGACCTTCCAAGCTTGGCCTTCATCTTTGCCACAAACTGCTTGGTGTCCACCTTGAATTGAACGGACTTCTTAGCCATCTTGATGCCTTTCAAAGACTTCTTTGATCCCTGCTATGATCTCGCTGTTCAATGTTTGACCCTTTTGTGGAATGAACTCCCTAGCCTTTGACCTGTTGCGTCTTCCTTTGCCGTATGTCCCACGGTTGTTTCCATCAGCCTTGCCAGCTTCATCGCCTTCAATTTGAAGTGAAAGCTTATCTCCAATTATAAGAACGTCTAAGGCATCAAGCATTGCGCCAGTGAGCTCAAGATTGGCAAAGTCAGCACTTGATTCAGTTGCTTTTCTCTTCCTGTATTCAGGGTGCAACGATCTCTTCCAAGCACCACCTTCAACGGGGGAAGTCCCATCACCAACGTGCATCAAGACTTGCTCTTTCACAAACTCTGCAACCTCTTCCAAGGCAGCCTGTCTATCCTCAACACTCCCCTTGCTGACACCAGCACGAAGGAAAGGGTCAAACTCAAAAGCTACTTTCTTGACGCTCACTCAACCTCTTCCATTGGTTCTTCTTCTTCTTCCTGATCTTTCTCTTGATCTTCGTCTTCTGAAGGCTTCTCATCTTCTTCACTTTCAAATTTAGGACCAAAGGCTTGCACCCTTGCAAGCTTCTCTTCTTCAATCATCCTCAGCTTCTCTTCAGCCTCTTCATCAGTCATGTCAGGGTTGTCCATCTTCATTAGATCAAGCATGGTGACAATCCCTAGGTTCTTCTTTTGCTCCATAGCTCTAAGCTTCTGTTCTTCAGTAATGATGGGCTTCACCTCACCAAACTTCAAATTGACGTTTGAATCTTCAAACTTTCCAATTCCCATGAAGTCTTCACAAAGAACCTTTCTTTCAAAGTAAAGATTCTGCCAGCGTTTCACCACTTCCCACTCAAGAGGCTCTTTGTCTTTAAATAGTCTTTGCCTATCTTCAACGCTTTCTGTGGCCTCACTCTCATCAATGAGCTTTGAAATACCGCTTGCAGCATCAGCACCACTCACTTGTCCTGCAAACTTAGTGGAAAGCCCTTTACTGGTAAGAAGAAGAGAAATTTTCTGCTCAATCATTCTCATGTGCATATCAAGTGGTGGGTTGGATGACTTGTATTCAAACTCAGGCTTTGGATCACCTTCATTGTAGCTAAACTTCAACGCTCTATGTGGACCCATGACAAGCTTCTCAGGAATGTTGCTGCCAGAGATGAAAGGTTGACCCCAGCCCTGCACGTTAGCGATGGAATACATATCAGTGAGAAGCACGTTGATTGATATGGCCTCATCAATGAGATCCTCACCACCTTCAGCCCAGAAGTCACCCTCTTGATCGTCCGAGAAGAACACTGTGGGCATGATGCCAATGGGATTCATCCTGTCTTCAGGTGACTTGTCTTCAATGATTGTGCCTTCTTTGTCAGTGGTGAAGTGATAGTTGTCTGACCACCAGATGAAGCACTCAGCACTCTTGTCATCATCCGCAATGATGCCATCAATGTTGTCTGATGTTTTCTGATTGTAATTTGTTGGAAGGTTGCGCCCATCGCTGCCAGCAGGAAGACCAACCAAGGGTGACTCCTCCTGAATGTCACTCAAGATCAACACCCTTGCTTCATCAGGTTCAGTAGCGTCTTGAATCACATCATAATGAAAGGGGGCCAATACCCTCTTTTGAAGACAGAACTTTTCAAGCTCACCAAAGGACTCTCTGACCACTTTCTTTGGCACAAAGTGAGTTGCACAATTTTTGAAAAGCTCAAGGTACCTGTCTGTCTTCTTCTTCTTGGTGTTAAAATCCAACTCTTCAGCAAGCTTCTCAACTGCCTCCTGACTCAAAGCGTCTTCAAGGTTCCTTGTAACCCCTCCGTTGTATGATCTTGCCAGCTTGTTGACGATCTTCTTGGCAATGGAAACATTGGCGGCTCTGTTTCTCATCTCATGCACAGTCTCGCTGTCAAACTCCATAGAAAGGGCTTCAATCACATGTTGACGGGTCTTGTCTTTGTAGACATCCCACCTTCTCTTCATCTCAAGCTTTCTTGATTGGTTCTCACTGCCCACAACCTCTTCAAGAACCTTGGCCCTGAAGCCTTTGTCTAAAATTTGATCTTCTGAATATAACTTGGTGTGCATCGTGTTATCTGATCCTTTCACTGATGACTTTTGAGTAACTCTTTGTCACTGGGAATTCATAGTCAGCCATGTTCTTTGACCCATCCAACCAATGTGAACGCTGGGAGTCTGTTTTGTCAATCTCAGTGGTTCCTTCTTTGATTGTACACCTTTCAAGGTCAGCAATGAAGTTTTTACACTTAGGGTCAATATCTATAAGGTCTTTAGAGAATAAATTGTTCAATGAGTTGAGGCAATCCTTCACTGAAAGGATCCGCTTCTTATATTTTATGTCATTGAATCCGTAGCTCTTGAGAATGTCTATGTCTGACTTAGGCATCTTTCTAGGGTCAACCGCTGTGCTTCGTGCCTTTCCAGCAGGGTCAGGGTAAATCGTCACATACCTGTCACGCCAATCACTAGGGAGCTTGTCTTGCAATACCTCACTAAACTGGTAGGTGTTTGAGTCCCTTATAGCAATCTCGTCATAGGCCCTGAGCTTTGTCTTTGTTCTTCCATCCCTTAGTTGTTGTCTAATGGGCTGCCAGAGGACAGCACTCATGGGGTCAGCGTTGAAGTCCATGCTCACCCATATATGAGCCGATTCAATGAAGTCCACAGGCTTGACGTGTTGCGATCTATTGAAGGCCCATGCTGCACGTCTACCTGTAAGATTTACAAACTGCCCCTCAACATACTGCTTCACCATCATCTCATCATAAGAATCTCTAAGATTCTGAATGTAGTCTTCAGCTAGGTGGGAGTTCTCAGCGGTGTTTCCATAGATGAAATCAGTGTCATCTCTTGGGTTCTCAACAAAATACTCGTAGCACCAACCAAATCCTTCAGGTGTTCCACTCATTGCCACCTGTCTAAGCCTTGCGTTTCTAAGTCTCACCCTTGCAATCGCCGCGTCAAAGACCACTTTCTTGAGAAGTGACACCTCATTGATGACCATAAATGCAAGGTTGGGTCCACGGATTGACCTTCCATCATCTTGACCATGAAACACATAAACAGTTGATCCAGTTTGTGGGAAAGTGAAATAATATTCAGTCTGATGAAAAGTGAAAGATATGTTGTTGTCCTGACACACCTCTTTAATGGTTGGAAGCACGTCACGTTTGAACATCTTTAAATCAGGAGTGAGCAAGCCACCAGCAAGACCCTTGTTGAGTGAGCATAGTTGAAGGAGCTTCATGCAAAGGGAATAGGTCTTGCCAGCACCATAACCAGCGCTTAGGTATACTTTTGGCTTCTCACTGTTATGGAAAGCCCTCTGATATGAAAGAGGTCTATACCTTACCCGTTGCGCTTGGATCATCGTCACTCACAAACACAAAGTCACCACTATGTGACACCTCTGATTCATGCTTCTCCTTTTGATCAAGCATTTGCTTTCCTAACCATATAAGCATTGCAGGGTTGCCATTGAAAGCAACCTCAAGCTGCTTCTCAAAGAGTTTCATCCTGACCTTTGCCTTGGTTTTGTCTAAATACTCCGCGAAAGTGCAATCATAAGTACTTTTGATCCTGCGCTCAATGGTGTCATAAGAAACACCCATCACATAGGCAACATCAGTGCACTTCCACGATCTTGAACAAAGCCTTTCAAGAAGGTCCATGTCAACTTTGATCACAGACCTGCCCATCTTCTTTGGCTGTTTTTTAGACTGTTTTTTAGCTGTTTTCTTCTTCGTTTTCTTGGTCATAAGCGTTCCTAATCAGTTCTGCTTTCTTTCCTGTGTAGTTTTCCCATCGCGTTATTATAACGTCAATGTACTTGGGTTCCAGTTCCATCATGTAACATTTGCGGTTTGTTTTTTCACAAGCGATAAGGGTTGAGCCTGAGCCGCCAAATAGGTCAAGCACCGACTTGGCGTCATGGTTTTTTATAGCCCTCTCTGCTAGTGCGACAGGTTTCTGGGTTGGATGTAGATCATTTCTTGCATCTCTCTTTATCTCCCAAACCGTCCTCTCGTCGGTTGGTCCAGTCCACCGTAAAGACTTTGCCTTTTTGGGCTTCCAATAATAGCAAGGTTCGTGGCGTTGCTTGTATTGTGCACCCAATGCGGCATACTTTGCATTGATCTTGTGCCAGACTATAAGGGCGCTCACTACAGCAAACTTATTGAGTGATGTAACCAGTGCGTGAGACTTTGTGTCTGCAAACCATGTATAGCATGGGCCATCCACATGCTCCACGATAACAGGTACAACAAGAGAGTAAATTTCGTCAGATTCATCGGCGATCAACCTATCGCGTTTTCTCTTTGTATTAACGTCACCACTGTGAAAATGACCACCCTCATAGTTTACGCCATAGGGTGGATCGGTGAAGCACATCTCAACCTTTTTGCCCCCTAAGAGTACGTCAACATCCTTAGTCGCATCCCCACACATCAACCTGTGCTCACCTAGCTCATAGATGTCGCCGAGCTTTGCTTTCGGTTCTTCAGGTTCTTCTGGGACATCGTCTTCGTCCGCTTGGGGTTCAAGCTTCTCAGCAACATCAAGAGTGAAGTCTTCAAGGCCAAGCATATCAATATCAAAGTCAGG